CGCCTCGTTGAAGCTCTCATGCGCCGGAAGAACGTCGGCCTGTGGGAGAAGACCAAGACCGCAATGATGGAAGCCTTGGGCTTCAACGAGCGGGAATCCTCAACCAACACGAAGGAAGACGAGATGCCTGTCACCGACGAGCAGTTCAAGTCGCTTTCCGATGAGGTCAAAGCCCTCTCGGGAAGCATGGCGAAGATTGGCGAAACCATCGCCAACTCCGTAACCGCCGCCCTCAAGCCGGTGCTCGATGCACAGGCCGAGATGGTCGCCAACCAGAAGGCCAAGGACGACGCCGAGCATGCCGAGCTCGTCACGAAGGTCGTCAACGCCAAGATCCTCGACGAGGCGACGGCGAAGGCAACCCCGCTGGCCACGCTGCGCGCCCTGGCACCCCAGGCAGACCCGAAGAAGTCCGTCGGCCTCAACGCCGCCTTCAACGGCGGCGGCGAGAAGACCGAAGGCTTCAAGCTTCCGAAGGGAGACAAGTAACATGGCCCGTTACAACAAGATTTACGGCGGCCCCGTCGAGGAAGTTAAGCCTCAGGTGCATGAGGCGATCTGCACCACAGCGGTTCTTCCAGGCACGGCGCTTGTCCGCACTGCCGGCGCATTCGTCCAGGCGAATGCTTCCAGCAAGGGCCGGATTTTCGTCGCCCAGGACAATTATCTCGCCATGAAGGGCGTTGATGATGCCTGGCTCGCGAATGACCGCATCATCGGCATGGAGCTGCTCGATGAGCAGCTGTTCCGCGTCCGCGTCCCCACCGGCACCAGCATCACGCAGGATGCCGCCCTTTCGGTCAACGCTGCTGGCAAGTTCATTCCTGCCACCACCGGCACCTTCGTCGTCGCGTTCGCGAACGAGACCTACAACAACACCTCTGGTGCCGACCAGCTTGTCAGCGTCCGCGCTGCCAAGGGCTACCACTTCGCATAAGGAGAAACCGACATGCGTTATTTCGACGAGCAGCTTGTCGCGAACTCCGCGGCGCATGCGCAGTGGTGGGGAGAAGTCTCTGCCGAGCGCCAGCACTTCCACAATGTGGAAGCGCACTTCGCGGAACTGCAGAACGCCTCTGCCGTGCTTCCCCGCGATGCTTGGTTCGACCTCGACGACACGACCCGCCGCGTCATGCGTGCGGACGAAGGTCAGGTCTGGATGGCTGATCTCATGCCGCTCGCCCGCACGGTCAACATCGGCAAGATCGTGGCGCTCAATCGCGTCTCCGGTGATGCCGGCGCGGTCGTGCGGTCGATCTCCGGTCAGGTCCCGATCGGCCTCGACAAGGTCGCCTATGACTACCGGGGAACGCCCGTGCCAATCTTCTCGTCCGGCTATGGCCGCGAGTGGCGCGAGTGGAACACCCTGCAGTCCGAGAACTTCGATGCTCTCTCCGACGACCAGGAAGCCATCACGGCGAAGATCCGCCGCGACAACGCCCTCTATGTCTTGAACGGCGATGCCAGCATCGTCTTCCAGGGCTACACGGGCTACGGCATCAAGACCTCGCCCTACTCGAAGTCGATCAACATCGGCCCGTCCGGTAATAACATCGACCTCACCTCGGCCGACTGGCCGGCGATCGATGCATTCTTCAACGGCCCGTTCGGCGCCATGCTGGATGCCAACTACATCGCCGGCAAGGTCAACCTCTACATCTCCCCGGAGATCGCGAGAAACCTTGACCGCCAGGTCAACACGGCAGCCGGCATCACGCTCGGCACGCGTCTGTCCCAGCTTCTGCTGAACCGCCGCATCAACAAGATCGCGGTATCCTTCGAGCTGACGGGCAACCAGTTCTTCGGCTTCGTGCCGTCGGCTGAGTACATCCGCCCGCTGATCGGCATGGCGACCAACACCACGGCGATGCCCCGCAACACGCCGACGGCGAACTATCAGTTCCTCGTCATGAACGCGCTGGGCATCGAGATCCGCGCCGACATCAACGGCCGGTCCGGCGTCTTCTATAGCGTCAGCACCTGATGACCTGCCTCGCCTTCGGGCGGGGCCTTCCCCTCATCACGCAATGGCCGAAGGAGGCCCATCATGCGCATCAAGATCATCGCGCCGTTCAAGGGCGCAACCTCGTCCGGCCTGTACGGCAAGCCATCGGAAGAGAACCCGAGCGGCGAGATCCCGATCGGTACGGAAATCGACGTCATGAAGGAGCCGACCGACTGGGCCGGCCGCTATGAGGTCATCTCGGGATCGACCGAAGGCAAGCAGGCTGTGACCAACCCTGCCAACGGCTCCGTCACTCCCGGCTATGCGGTCGAGAGCAAGGGCGGCGGCTATTACGTGATCACGAAGGACGGCGAGCCTGTCAGCAAGGGCCTCCGCAAGGACGACGTCGCCGGCTTCGACGAACTGTCGGACGAAGACAAGGCCGCTTTCGCCGACCTGCACAAGCCCGCCGCTTAACCACCTCCAAACCCCAGAGCAGCCAAGGAGATACCGATGGCACGTTCACCGATTTCTATTGCTGCTCTGGTTGGGGCGGGCATCATCGCAGCAAGTGGCGGTGGTGGCCCTCCCGCTACCGGTATCACGCGCGCCCTGAGCCCCACGAACTGGATGGCTGGCGCGGTCCTGGCATCAGCATCCAGCCGCACGAAAACCTGCGGTAACTGGCCTGTTTACATTGGCTCGGGCGATGCCAGAAAGGTGCGCGTCCTCGTCGAGAACTTCGCCGTCGGCACCGCAAACATTCAGCTTCCCGGCAACACCTTCACCTATGACGAAATGTATCTCGTCAGTGATGCCACCGGGCAGGCCGTTCCGGTGCTCTTCGGTGGATCGCCGAGCCGGACGCTGGCCGATGGTGAGGCCTTTGTCTTCTCCGATCCGATTCTTCCGTCGGCTTTCGGCCTGTCGAAGTTCACGCGCGACAGCAAGTTTTACATCCGCTACGGCGGCGGCGTGCCCGCAAACGGTAACAAGTGGTGCAAGCACAATTTCAGCCCGGCCTATGCCCAGTTCGGGATGTATTCGCACATTTATGATCCCGCCGTGACGACGATCACCAATATCAACGGGTCGGGGGCCTTCACCTATACCGGCACTGCGCCGACCAACGATCGGTTCATGTCGGTCAAGCTCGTCGGTGAGTTCGTATCCGGCGACCCGCTTACTTATGGCGGCATCGGTGACAGCATCATGCAGAACGTCGGCGACATGTCCGGCAGCAACATCACGCAGGTCGCGGCCGGCTTCTTCACCCGGGCGCTATGGTCGGTGATCGGGGTATCTGGCGCGAGGGGCGGCATCAACTTCGGTATGAACGCCGGTCTTTCAGGCCTCTGGACGACTGCAGCCGCTACGCTGAACCAATACCTCGCCCTCTGCAACACGTTCATTGAAGAATACGGCACGAACAATTTCCCAACGCAAGGTGCGGCAAATACGGGCTCGGTTACCTTCCAAGTTAACGCTGTCACGGCGGTATGGGCTCAGATCCTGGCAAATGCTCCAGTCGCAGGCGGCCAGCCAATCAGGCTCGGGCGGACCAAGCTCGGCCCCCGCACCACAGGCGCATGGGCACTGGCAGACGGCTCCGATCAGTCCGTCTGGGGTCCAATGTGGGATGCTGGCGGCGACGTCGATCTCTTCATGGATACGCTCGCTGCCAAGGTCGGCACTCCAAACAGCCCGCAAACGCTGATCAACCTCGACAGCGCTTGGCGCATTGGCCAGACCAAGGGCCAGGCGTCGTATTATAAGTGGCAGCAGGCAGGCACAACTGATGGAACGCATCCTGCGCCGGCGACCGCTGAAGCAATGGCGGTCATCACAAGAAGCTGGATGGCGGCGCGCGAGGCAGAGGCACTGGCCGCCTGAAAAACGGCCAATGCTAGTGAGCGAGGCCTCAGGAGCCAGTGTATTCCCTGTGGAGCGCCTCAAGGCGCATCTGAAGTTCAAGCCGAGCATTCTCAGCAGCGAGTGTCAGATAGACGGTCTCGTTTGTGCGACGATCCCCGGTCGTGTTGCTGGCAACCCAGCGGTCGACCCATGAGCGCTGATATTCAGCGAATTGCTCGATGTTAGCCCGCTTCTGCGCTTCGATGATGCGGATAAGCCCGGCGTCATCGACAGCATGCGCGTTTTCGAGGTCTGAACCTGCTCGCGCAATGTAGGACTGGTTCGCGGAATTCGTAGCCGCAACGTATTCGTCTCTGGTCATGTTTTCTCCTTTTTGGTTGGCGGCGAAGCACTACCACAAAACACAATCCAGCGGTTGTGAAATCTCTGTAACTCCAAGCCTTAAATGATCGGATAACCTCACATGGCTGGATACGGCACCGACAGCGGCTTCACGGCCTGGCTGGCAGACAACGGCTATACTTTGCCGACAGATCCTGCACCGCCGGCTGCGGCTGTCCTGCGCAACCGGGGCAGCAACTATATCGACGCGACCTATGGCGCTCGGTTCCTCGGTTCGATCGCTGATGCATCGCAGGAGCGGCAGTGGCCGCGCGAGAGCGCGATCGTCAACGGCAAGCTCCAGCCTTCTGACGTGGTGCCGGCCGCCGTCATCAACGCCTCGTATCAGGCCGCATATCAGGAAGCGCTATCGCCCGGTTCGCTGTCGGTGGTCGGCTCTGCCTCATCGGCTGTGAAGCGCGAAAAGGTCGGGCAGCTCGAAGTGGAATACGCCGCAGCCGAATCCAACGGCACGGCCTCCGGCATCACGCCGCTGATCTCGATCGTTGACGGCATGCTCGCGCCTTACCTGCGCTGCGAGGATCTGGTCTATCTCGGCATCATGTCGATCGGTGGCTCTCGCTGTGGCTGATCCGCTCTTCACCCGCCTGCAGGCAACTGCACAGCGCCTCATTACCAAGTACGGGCAGGCCGGCACCATCCGCCGCATCTCGCCACCCGACCCCGTGCTTGGCGGTGATGGGACGACAGTCGATTACGCCTGCAAGCTGTTCCCGGCCACCTACGACCGCCGCTATGTCGACGGCGCGAACATCCTGGCATCCGACAAGCAGCTTTACATCGGCTCGATCAGCATAGGCGTCTCGCCCAAGGTCGGAGACGTAGCGATCGGCGCCGACGGCATGGAATACCTCATCGTTCACGATGATCCGAACAACTACGACGGCCAGACCAATGTCGTCTTCATCTGCCAAGGAAGGACTGTTTCCCCATGACGAACGTCTTGCTCACGAAGAAGTATAAGGGCCGCGCCGCCGGTTCGATCCTCACGGACCTTTCCGCAGGCGAAGCCACCGCGCTCGAAACCATCGGCGTCGGCGAAATCCTCAAGGAAGAGCAGCCGGCTCCGAAGAAGACCGGCAAGGGTGTTGACGCCGAATAATGCCCACCCTTCGCCAGCAGATCCTTGATCTCGTCGACAAGCTCTCGCCAACGCTCGCAAAAGCCTTCCTTGACGCGATCGACGACATCAGGAGCGAGGTAGTGCTGCGCGAGATCGTGGCTCTCTTGGAAGCGCGCGACGTGGAAGGTGTTATCCAGGCCCTCCATATCGACCCAGCCGCGTTTCGTCCGCTCTCCGAGGCGCTGAGGCAGGCATACGACGCCGGCGGGCTGCTGACGTCGCAGAACATGCCACGACTGGCTGACGCTTTTGGAAATCGCATCGTCTTCCGGTGGGATGTGAGCAACCAAGGAGCAGAGGCGAACATCCGCAATCTGTCTTCGACGATGATCACGAACATCAGCGAGCAGACCGTCGCGGCGGCCCGGCGGACTATCGTCGAGGCGTATTCGCACGGCGCCGGTCCGGCCAAGATCGCTCTCGACCTCGTCGGCCGGAAGTCGGCCACGACCGGCAAGCGAGAAGGCGGCATTATCGGCCTCAACGCTCCGCAGGCAGAGCTGATCGAGCGCACCCGCATCAACCTGCTCTCGGGCGACCCGGCACAGATGCGGAAGTATCTGGCGCTCAAGACGAGAGACAAGCGGCTCGATAAGGCCGTGCAGCGCGCCATCGCCGCAGGCAAGCCGCTGGACAAGGAAACGCTTGACAAGGTGCTGATGCGCCTTCGGGACCGCAACCTTCGCCTACGTGGCGAGATGGTAGCGAGGACCGAGACGCTTTCGGCCGTGATGTCGTCGAAGCATGAGGCATTCCAGCAGGCGTTGTCGAAGTCGAACCGAGACGCAAGCCTTGTCACCCGCAAGTGGCGTTCTGCCGGCGACCAGAAGGTGAGGCACACCCACCAAGTGCTCAATGCCACGGAAGTGACCGGGATGGATGTTCCTTTTCAATCTCCATCGGGCGCATTGCTTCGATACCCGGGGGATACAGCACTCGGTGCCGGACCGGCCGAAGTCGCTGGCTGCCGCTGTGATGTCGAATACAATTTCAATTTTGCCGAGGCATATGCCCGCTCGCGGGGCCGCTGATGGCAACCGAGAACCTATCCTTCGCCGCCCAGGTATCGGAATGGGCCAAGGCTGAAATCGAGCGCGAGGAAGCGGTATTCCAGACTGCCGCACAGGAAGTCGCCAACGAGGTCAGGACGCCGGTCGCTGAAGGCGGTCGGATGCCTCTCAAAACTGGCAACCTCCGCCGCTCGCTGATGGCCTCGACCGCAGACATGCCTACCGTACAGGAAGGCAAGACAGAGTTTCAGGATAACGGGATCGAACTGGTGATCGCAGACGCGCGCCTCGGCGACACGGTCTATCTCGGATTTCAGGCTGCCTATGCGGCCCGCATGAACTACGGCTTTGTCGGTGCGGACTCTCTCGGGCGGACCTATAACCAAGCCGGCTTTGGCTTCGTTGATGCAGTCGCCCAGCGCTGGCAGCAGATCGTCACTCAGGCTGAAGTGACTGTTCGGAACCGCTTCGATCAAGCTTGACGCCCTCGGTGAGCGTCAGGAACGCCGTCTGGATGATCGTCAGGTCTCGGATGGCTACTGAGAGCACGTCCTGCGCATTCTTCGTCCGCACGGTGCGGTTCAGCAACAGCGTCAGCGCCTGGTGGAGCAGGTCATAAACTTCTTCGTCGCTGAGCGGTTTTTCGGCCATAGGAGACACTTACAGCATGGCCGACACGATTGAGAAGAAGATTTATCAGGCTCTGCTCGTCGCGGTGCAGGGCATCAGTCTCCCGGCAGGTTGGGAGAAGGCAATCCCCGGCGATGCTTACTCGCCTACAGCTGCAAGCCGCTATGTCTCGTTCGAGATCCATTTCAATCGCGGGATCGAGACCGACCTGTCGCTTGAGATGGACCCGATCAGGCAGGGTTTCGTGCGCGGCAACGTGATGCTTCCGAAAGGTCGAGCCGTCGTCGATGGCTACGATGTTGCTGGACAGGTGAGGCTCGCGTTCAAGCGCGGCACGAAGGTCTACCGCGACGAGGTCCAGGTTCGCTTCGACGAGGATCCGGCGCTCGCCAACCTTATGACCAGCGAAACCCACTTCCAAGTGCCGGTGACGGCCTTCTGGAAAACATACCCATTCGTTCCGGCCTGATTGGCCTGCCTCATTGCACCTTAGGCAAGTGCGCGATCAGACATAAAGGAAACCATCATGCCTCAGCTCTACCCTGTGGCGGGCGCGAAGATCTATATCGGCCCTGCTGTCAACACCGTTCCCGATGATGCCGACATCGACGCGACCGACTTTGCTTCCGTCACCTGGACCGAGCTCAAGGGCTGGCAGACGATGGGCGCCATCGGCGACGCCGCAACGCTCATTTCCGAAGACGTGATTTCCTCCGGACGGACGCTGAAGGCAAAGGGCACGCGAAACGCCGGCTCGATGCAGAACAACTTCATCATCATGCCGAACGATCCCGGCCAGATCGCTCTGATCGCCGCCGAGAACACGGACTTTAACTATCCGTTCAAGCTGGCCTTCGACGATGCGCCGCCGGTCGCTTCCGGTGTGGCCACCATCACGATCGCTTCGCCGGGCGTGATCACATGGACGGGCCACGGCCGCCAGGTCAATGACCCGGTCAAGCTCTCGACCACCGGCGCGCTGCCGACCGGTCTGACTGCCGGCACCACCTACTATGTGAAGACGGTCACCGACGCCAACACCATCACCCTGTCGGCCACTCCTGGCGGCGCGGCGATCACCACCACCGGCACGCAGTCGGGCGTCCACACGATCTCCACGGTTCCTGCCGGCACCACCAAGTTCTTCTACGGCATCGTCATGACGGCCCAGGAGAACGGCGGCGGCGCGAACACAGCTCGCCTTCTGCAGGGCAACGTCGAAATCAACAGCCCGGTTATAACCGTCGCTCCGGTAGGTGCTTGATGGCCGCTGAAGAATTCGCCGACCTCTCCGGCCTCGAATCCTTGCTCCAATCCCAGGAGCAGGGCATCGAGATCGATATCCTCAATGAGCAGGGCAAGCCGATCGGCCTTAAGATCGGCTTTGTCGGTCCTGACAGCGATCGCATGCAGAAAGCCATGCGGGATGTTGCAGCCGACTTTGCAAAGAAGGCTGCCGAGCGCTCCAGTCTCGATCCCGCGGCCGATGCAACGGATGACGCAGACGAGCGCATGATCGCCATCCTCGCGAAGTCGACCACACACTGGTCGCCCAATCCGAAGATCGGCGGCCAGGTAATTCCGTTCTCGGAAGAAAATGTCCGCAACCTCTATGCCAAGTTCAGGATCATCCGCGACCAGGTCGAGGTGAGGGCGGTTCGCCGCAGCTCTTTTACCAAAAGCTGATCGAGAGGCTTTGCCGCCTCATCGTCGATCAGCACGAAGGAAGGAAAATCGCGGTACCGGTGGCAGGCGAACAGGTCTGGTACTGGTTCCGCGAACTCGATTGCCAGCGTTCGGGCAATGGCTTCGGGATGAATCCTATCGGGTTTCAGGCGATCGGAGAGTGGGCACGGCTTCGAGGCGTGACGCTGCTCCAATGGCAGATAGACGCCATCATCGCCATGGACCTGAAACGTCGGGAAGTCGCGGCTCAGAAGGCAGTCGACAAGGAAGAGCCCGAACAGCAGGTCTCGGAACGCCCACTGACCAGCAGACTGTTCGATGCCATTTTCCCCAATAAACGGAAGTGACGCATGACCGAGGCAACGCTTGGCTTCAAGATTGATAGTTCGCAGGCCGTTTCCGGCGCTGCTGATCTTGACCGGCTGACGGCTGCCGCCAACCGCACGCAGCAGGCCGCTGACAAGCTCGAAACTGAAGCGGCATCGCTTGGCGGCGCTCTCTCCCGCGCTGCCGACGGCGCCAACAAGGCCGCTCCTCCGATCGAGCGGATGGCGAAGTCTCTCGCCGACCAGGACGACCATGTCCGCGCCTTCCGCATGGAGGTCGAGCGACTGACGCTGAAGTACCAGCCCCTCGCTCAGGCGACGAGGAATTACGAGACAGCGATCGGCGAAATTGAGCGGGCGCATAAGATCGGTGTCATCAATGCCCAGCAGATGACGCAGGCGCTCGATCGGGAGCGGCAGGCATACGAGAAGCTCCGCACGTCCGCGGCGTCTGCCGGCGCTGCCGTGAAGGCTGCGAACAGCAACAACGTCTCCGGAGCGCAGCGCGCAGCCGGCATCAACGCGGGCTACCAGTTTCAAGATATCGCTGTCACCGCGGCCATGGGCATGAACCCACTCATGATCGGCCTTCAGCAAGGTACGCAGCTTGCTTCCGTTCTCGGCACGATGGAACGACCTGTCGCAGGCCTTGCGGCTGCCTTCGGCTCGCTGATCAACCCGGTCTCTCTGGTGACGATCGGTCTGACTGCCGGCGTTGCGGCGCTCGTTCAGTATTTCACGACGGCGGAAAGCGGCACAGGGAAGACCAGCAAGCTCTTCGAAGAGCAGAACGAGGTCATCCGACGCGCGGCCGAACTCTGGGGCGATGCGACCCCGGCGCTGAAGGCATATGTCGATCAGCTCGACCGTGCCGACAAGCTCACGCAGGGCAGGCAGGCGGGAGAGATCCTTGCCGGCCGTGAACTGGACGGCCTGTCGGAAAACCTCGACTCCATCCAGAAGCAGGGCGTGGCGGCTTTCCGAGCACTCCAGGGCGATCCTCGCAATGCGGTTGTCATCCGCGACCTGCGAGAGGCTTGGGGCGACCTTCGCGACCGCTTGGACGATGGCACGGCCTCGATGGCCGACCTCAATCGGGTCCAGACCGAACTGGCGAATGCTGTAAGTCAGTATGGCGTGCCTGCCGTTCTGGATTTCCAGGCAGCCTTCGACAAAGTGACGGAGTCCATCTATCGCGGCGTCGAGGCAGCGCAGAAGGCCCGCACCGAGTGGATCAAGGCGATCGCCGGCGGTTCGAACGTGCAGGATATCGTTACCGGTGCGACCTTCACCGACGGGGGCCGGACCTTCCGCCCCTCGGATTTCATTCCGTCGAACGTGCCAACGCCGAACCGCCGGCCGCTTGAGCTTGACCAGGATCCCGGTGCGCCGACGATCATGAACGGTGACGGCAAACTGGTGAATGTCCCGGTACCCGGCCAGAAGCCGAATTTCTTCGAGATCGACGACCAGACCGACAAGGTAACCGACCTCGAAAAGGCCTACCGCCGTGCACAGGAGGCAAAGGCCGACTTCTGGCTCGACATCAGCTTCCAACAGCGCCAGGCCGAGCGCAGCGCCATGGATCAGCAGGTGGCAACCACGCTGAACCGTTATGGCTTCAACGAGGATCTGAAATCACCTGAAGCCGAGGCCATCCGGCAGCAGCTACGAGGCCAGCAGGCCAAGGAGATTGCAAACGATTTCGGGACGGCTTTCAGCAGCGAGTTAATCTCGGGCAGCCATGATATCGGCAAAGCATTCCTGAAGGGGTTCGAAGCGGCCATTACCAGTCAGGCGAACGATTTGTGGAAGAAATTCTTCGACAGCATCGGCAATCTGATTTCAGGACTTTTCACCGGAGGTAAAGGCGGCGGATCGATCTCGGGGGCGGCATCGCTCGCAACATCGGTTCTCGGTGGCGCCGCGAACGACAATATGGGGAAGGCGCCAGTCATCCCGGTAACCCGTGCTCCGCTTGGCGATGGCGCTTCCCTCGCTTGGAACTTCTGGAAATCGAAGGGACTCGCTGATCACCAAGTGGCGGGCGTCCTCGGTAACATCGGCGCGGAGAGTTCGTTCAACCCGAAAGCGGTCGGAGATGCCGGTAAAGCGCTAGGTCTCTATCAGTGGAACGACCGGTCGCCATCCCTGCTAAATGCGATTGGTGGTCGAGGAAACCTCGGCAATGAGCTAGCGCAACATCAATTCGCCTACTCGGAACTGATGGGGCCGGAAAGCAAAGCATGGAACGCGCTGAGGGCTGCACCTGACGTGCGCAGCGCAACTGCTGCCTTTGCGGGTTTCGAGCGGCCGCAGGGCTTCTCTTGGAGCAACCCTGAAGGCGCTCATAACTTCACGGGGCGGCTCGATGGCGCCGAAGCGGCTTTAGCGAAGTTCGGCGGCACCGCTGACAAAGCGACCGGCAGTCTGGGCCAGTTGGGGAACGGCCTCGGCCAACTTGGGACGACCCTCAGCACGAGCGCGGCGGGCGGAGGCGGTGGGCTCTTGAGTGCTCTATCGGGCATAGGCAAGAGCATTTTCTCGTCTTCCGCGCAGTTCGCGAGCGCATGGAAGCTCGGCGGTATCGGTCTCTATGCCGACGGCACGAACTATGCGCCGGGCGGTTTGTCGATCGTCGGCGAGCGCGGCCCTGAGCTTGTGAACCTGCCGCAGGGCTCGCAGGTCTTCAACACCAACCGCAGCGCCCAGATGATGGGAGCCGGCAACGACAACGGCTCTTCCTCGCCTCGTAAGCTGGAAGTCCATGTCCACGGTGGAAGCGGCGACGAGCATGTGCGCGAACTCGCCCGGCAGGGTGCGCAGGAAGCGCTCTACCAGGACAAGATCGACCAAGCGCGCGGCGGCTTCGGAAGCACGCAGAAGAAATTCAATTCACGGGTGGGCTGAGGATGGCGACCTATACCGATCAGCCGATGTTCCCCGTGGATTTTCTGCGGCCGACCGAAGCAAGCTTCGATAATCCCGGAAGCGGCCTCGACGGTGGCGTCAATGGGGTAGGGGAGCCGATCAGCATCGAAACATCAGGCGGCGGCATCATCACCGCCACCTATTCGAACATGGTGCTGGAAGGCCCTGACGAGCGCTTCGAGGTGCTGAACTGGCTCGGTGCCCGCCTCAATGGCGGCTTCCGCTTCATCAATGTGCCGATCGTCAACGACAAGATCGGGCCTTTCCCGATCATCCGGAACACACGCCGGCCCATCGTCAAGGGCATTCCGCATTCGGACGGCGCTCTGTTCTCGGATGGCTCCGGATACTCGCAGGCGACCGTTTACGGCGAGGTGAGAGAGGATGCGCCGCTTAATGCTGGCATCATCTCCATGCAGGTATTTGATGCAGCCAGAGACCTCCGTTGGTCGGACTGGTTTTCGATCTATCACCCGACAAAAGGCTGGCGTGTCTATCGTCACTGGGAGGTGGTCGACAAGAGCGATGACGCCCACCCGATTTATCGGCTGGCGCTCAGCCCTCCGCTGCGTGAGGCGGTCACCGCGGGCACTCGCGTCGAGCTCGCCCGCCCGCGCTGCGTGATGAAGCTGCCGAAGGGCGTCACCGTGCCTTGGACCTATCGGGGCTGGTATTCATCCCGTCCGACGGTGCAGTTCACGGAAGCATTCTGATGGCATATTCGGCTCAATATGTGCCGGCCGAGGTCATCGAGGAGATGCGAGGCAGTCACCAGCTCGGCGTGTTCCTGCGCATCGACACGGAACCGGCGCTGCACATGTGGTTCGGCGTCAATGACGTGCCGATCGGCTTCGATGGCATCGACCCTGACGGGACGGTCTATCTTGGCGGCGGACGACTGATCGGCGTTCCCTCGCTCGAGGTGTTGGTCAACGGGACGTCCGATGCGGTGGACTTTTCGGTCTCCGGTATCGACCCTGCCACCGGGGCCAAGATGATCGACAGCATCCCGCCGGTGCGCGGCAAGCTCGTTCAGGTCGGACTGACGACACTCGATCGCTACTACCAGCCGATGAGCAAGATCATCCCGATCTGGACCGGAGTGGCATCGCATCCGAAGGAAGCGCGCCCACCGATCCGGGAAGGGGAGACGGCAACGCTCTCACTCAGCCTGGCAGTGGTTGCCGGCGAGAACACCCGTTCCCGGCCTTCCAAGGTTCTCTGGTCGGACGCGATGCAGCGTTCGATGTACCCAAGTGACGCATTCTGCGACGGCACGCCAAGGCTTGCCCGCGGCATCCAGCCCAAGTGGCCGGTCTTTAGCTGAGGCTTCATGGACATTCATCATTTCCTTGCGCTCCCCCACCGGTTCCGGTGGGGCGGGGTGGGCGGCGACGACTGCCTGACCTTCCCGGCCTCATGGGTGCATCGCGTGACAGATATCGACCCTGCTGAAGAGTTTCGCGGGCAATACCGGACCCGCGAGGAAGCCCATCAGATCCTCGAAGCCTATGGCGGCTCTCTGGCGCTCATGGAGCATCAGCTTTCGCCGCTCAAGACCAAGCGCATCCAGGAGCCGGACACGGGCGATATCGGGCTCATCAAGGCCATGACAGGAGAGACTTTCGAAGATCAGGCCGAGGCAGTGATCGGTGCAATCCGCTTCGGGCCTCTATGGGCCTGCATCCACCCGAGCGGCGTCCGAGCAACGAAGGCTGAGTTCATCGCCGCGTGGAGACTGCCCGCATGAGCTTGAAGACGACCTATGAAAGCGTCCCGAGCGAGGCCGAACACTATTTCGATGCTCACCGGTGGGAATGGCAGGATCGGTTTCTGCGTGGCACGACAGCGCATTACGATCCGATCTTCACTCCGCTGTTCACGACACTATTCACGTCGCTCGGGTTCTCGGCGACGACCGCTGGCTTGCTGGCAACGGGTGCTGCCGCCATCGCGACCACGGCGATCTCGATCGGTATTCAAGCGCTGCTCGCTCCGAAGCCGCCGAAGCCTGAAGACGGCAAAATCCCGAAGATCCAGTCCATTCCCTATCGCTGGTGGGGCGTCGGCCGAAACAGGATCGCAGGCGCCTTCATGCTATGGGAGGCAATCGGCAAGAAGCTCTACGCGGTGCAGGCCATTGCCGGCCACCGTATCAAGTCGGTCAATCGATATTGGCTTCACGATGACGAGGTGACGCTCGCGGTCAACAGCGAGATCAACCCGGGTACGAACTACAAAACCAACGTCATGATCCTGAGCCGCTTAGGTCTTGTGCCGGAGACACCTTACACCATCATCTCGGGCGATCTTGCTTCCGCGGGAGTGTGGACGAACAATCATCGCGGGGACGGACAGGCATCCGTTGCCATGATCTGCACCAGCGACAAGGCCGAGAGACAGCAGAAGACGTTCCCTTATGGCCCGCCGCAGCTTTCGGTCGAGGCCGATATGGCGCTCTGCTGGGATTTTCGCGACCCGCTTCAGGACCCGGAGAACCCCGCGACATGGCAATGGACGCGGAACGCCGCAGTCATCATGGCCTGGCACCAGTGCTTCAACGAGTTCGGTCATCGCCGGGATTACAAGCGCGCGATCCTTCCTGTGCTCGACATGTGGCAGGAAGAAGCCGACGTTTGCGACGAGCTCGTGCCGCTCGCAGGCGGAGGCTTTGAGCGCCGGTACGAGTGCAATGGCTTCGACACGACAGAAAACGACCCGAAGGCGGGGACCAACGCGATCCTCTCGTCTTGCGATGGCTGGATCTGCGAGCGAGGCGACGGGGCTCTGCTGTTCATTGTCGGCAAGTTCCGGGCAAAGTATCTGACGACACTGACGGATGCCGATATCGTCGGACATCAGATCGAATATGACGTGCTGTTCGAGGACGAGTGCAATCGCCTCGTCCCGAAATTCTGCTATCCCGAGATCGGCTATGCGACATCCGACACGGATTATTTCGAGGACACTGCCGCTCAGCTGATCGCCGGCCGCGTTCTCGCGCAGGAAGCGAATTACCAGTGGGTGCAGCAGTGGCGGCAGGCGCGCCGGCTCGGCAAGCGTGACTGGCTTCGCCTTCAGCAGAAGGTGACCGGGCAGATCAACGTCCGTCTCTCCGGTATCAATTCGGTATACAGCCGATGGGTCCGCATGGTGACGCCGAACATGCTTCCGAGGCTGGACGGCAAGATCGTCGAGAACCGCAAATCCGTCCTGTCGCTACTGCAGGGTGGCTTCGTGATGGATATCATGAAGCACCCCGACAACATCGACGCATGGAACCCGGCGACAGACGAAGGACGCCAGCCTTCCACACCACCGCGAACTAGCCCTGCCGGCATCCTGACGCCGGTCATCAACCTGGTTCAAGCTCGCCCCAACGGCGACAGCGTCTATGTCCGTGTGGTCATCATCGACCCGGCCGACAGCAGCCTTATCCCGGTCGTGCGGTATCGCCTCGCTGATGCGGGCTCCGGCACGCCCGGCCCATGGATCGAGCAGCGGTTCCCGAACCCTGTGCCGGCTGGCGGCTTTATCGACATGAGCACGAACGTCGTGCCGTCAAACAAGCTCTTGGATATTCAGGTGGCATTTATCGCTTCCGATGGCGACTACGGGCCTTGGTCGATCACCGCAAACGTTACGTCAACGGTCGATCCGACAGCGCCGGGCGTGCCGACGAACATGACGACCAGCAACGCCGCCGGAACCGTGACGGTCAGCGCCAAGGCCGCAAACGACAACACGCGTTTCCTCGTCTTCAAGCGAGGCCTTACGTCGCAAAGTTTCGCGGCCGCAACGCTGATCGGCCAATACAACGTGACCGCCAACCAAACGATCTCGTTCACCGACACACCCGGCGTTGGGACATGGAAATACTGGGCCGGCGCCGAGAACGGCTCCGGCATTCCCTCTGCGACGCAAGCGTCATCGACGATCACGATCTAACTCATCTTCCTTCTGGAGAAAGACATGGCCTTTTCCCCTAACGCGGCGACGGTGTTCGCCGACGGGCCTTCCGCCGACCCATATCAGCCGAGCAAGGATCAAATCAGATCGCTGCTGACACAGTACGAGACGATCCTGAATGCCGTCGGCGTGGGGGCTGGCTCGGAGGCGAAGGCCACGAAGGCGGAACTGTTTGCCGATCTCTCCTACAACCCGGATCAGACCGTTTGGGTTTATGCAGACCCGACGCCGGCAAATAACGGCATCTGGCGAAAGCTGGGTGCACCTGGCACGGGCTCGTTCGTCTATGCACTGCCGCTGCCCTTCTCCTTCATCCCGGCTTCCGACAGCGGCGAGGGAACGTCCAACGCAATCAAGGCGACATCGGCGCTCCCTATCGTTGATGGAGTGATGGTCATTCTCGACGTCGCCGAGGCGAACGACGCAAGCCCCGTGACGGTCCAGTTCAATGGCAACGCCGTTCTGACGATGAAGACGAGCAGCGGCAATGAGATCCCGGCGGGAGCTTTCACGGCTGGGATGCAGGTTCTTGGCGTCAAATCCGGTTCAGAGTTCCGCCTCGCCAGCGACATTGCGAGCGCGGCGATACAGGCTGCATCTGAAGCGGCGGCGGCTCTCGCGGAGGCGTGGGCAGAAGGAACGCTGCCTGGTGGTGCACTCACAAAGTCTGCGAAGGAGTGGGCACTCGTCGCACAGAGCGCCGTCACCTATAACAGAGCGTCTGCGCGCGGCACGACAGGTACCGGAGCGCCGGCCAACGTCGGCCCGTACAACGTCGGGGTGGCGATCGGTAGCATCAACAACATCGATATCAAGCTCGGCGGCGTTATCCAGGACCACACCTCGTCGGTCTACACGATCAGCGGCAACACCTTCACGTTCGTTGATGATCCGGGGGCCGGCATCCCATGGGAGGCCGTTGTCCAAACGGAAGTGCGAGAGCTCGGCGCACCCAGCGATGGCACGGTCGGGACAGATCAACTCCAGCTGGGGGCCGTCGGCAACGAGCAGATTGAAGACGAGTCCGTCGAGTATTCAAAACTCGGCCCGAGTGTCGTCAGCCTCTTCGGGGAGTTCGGCAGCATCATGCCGGTTGTCAAGGGCGGCACTGTCGCGGGAACGGCAACCTATAGCGTCCAGTCTGGCACCTACCGTCTCGTGAGTGGGATGGTGTTCTTCAACCTCGAACTTGTCTGGACCGGAGGCACCGGGTCGGGCGACATGTACGTGGATGGGCTGCCGTATATTTCAGCTGGCATCAATACACCTGTGGTCATCGCTGCCCAGGGGATCACATTTACAGGCGATGACATCCAAGCGGTACAACTCGCCAACAGGACAGACATTCTGTTTCAGAACCGAGCCAACGGAGGCGGTGGCCCGCTCCCCTATGATGCTGCAGGCACGCTGCGCCTTTCTGGTATGTATCCAGCCGGTGTAAGGCGTGACCTCGTCTGGATGGGCGATAGCGTCACCTATGCAGTCAGGCCTGGGGTTACCGAAAAGGACTCGTTCCGGACGAAGGTCCAGAACGGGCGCAGGTGGGCGTTTGGTCTCAATAAAGGCGTGCCCGGTGAAAACGCATCGGAGATGCGCGCGCGCTTCACGGCCGATGTCGTGGCCCGTCAGCCTCAGGCCGTTCACATCATGACTGGCATCAACGACTTCTTCGATGGCTATTCAGCAGCCAGCATGAAGGACGACCTGGCGTGGATGGTCAACCAAGCCCAGGCAGCCGGCATCACCGTGACGCTGTCGTCGGCCACTGCCACTCAGAACGCTGGCATGCTCGCAGGGTTTGGTCCCTATCTGACTGCTCAGCAGGAAGTCGGTGCGATGTCTGGCGTGATTTACGTGCCGGTGTACGAGCGTTTCATGGATCTCAAAGCGTCCATGTCTGCGCCGGCCTACGCAGCCCTATTCGTTGATGAGCAGCACATCGGACCTCTCGGACACGATGTCGTCGCCAACTTGATCCTCTCAACCCCGAACGCCTGCTGAGGAAGATTGACATGGCAAACACAAAGCTCGACCAAGGCAGGATCCAGAATGCGACCGCAATAGGGAGGCAGGTGCTGTCGGCCTCGGATGCTGCCGCGATCAGGACGCTGCTCGGCATCCCGGCCGACATCCCGTTTGTCTCAGCACCAGTCGCTTATACGCCGACGTTGACGGGGTTCGGATCGCTGTCTCTAGTCAAGGCGAGATCTTGGCGCGTTGGCAACATTCTCTATGGCGTTGTCGACGCTACTGCCGGCTCCACGTCCGCAGTAGAGGCTCGCGTATCGATCGGCTACAACGGGTCTGATGGTAACGTCCATATCGACAGCCAGTGGAACAGCTTTCGCTTCATCGCGGGCAGGATGATCCTGTCGACAGCCCTTGCGGCAGACATCAGTTTGCTTGGCCTCGGCGGTGATGCATTCCTGAGGATCGGTGTGCAGAACAGCGGGAACCCCGGCCTCACGCCGATCAATGCCAATGCGCTTGGATCGGCGTTCTCATTTTCCCTCAACTATGCAGTGGAGATCGAAGAGTGGTGATCATTGGGCGCGCGCGTCGCCATCCAATGCTCTTGATCCTTTTCCGACAAGAAGAAACGCAAGCGCGAACATGCCGTTGCTGGGGTGGAAGATGCTGCCCCAGCTCATCATCAGCCAGATCATGACTGACAGGACCGCCACGGCCCAGATGTCGTTGTCCTTTGCATGGCGATAGCACCGCTCAACAAGGAAGATGATGATCCCGAAAGCTGGGATGCCATAAGTTGCGATCATCCGCGTTAGGAACGAAACGGAATCCGATCGCATCTGGCCCGCGTTAATGATGTTTTTGAGGGCGCTGGTGGCGAGCTCGCTGCCATATCCCATTAGATAGGGGCTGCTCCAGAATAGCTTCATGTGCTCGCCCCAGAGCCACGGGCGGTACATCTGCCGATAGATATCGGCTGTGGACATGCCAGTCTGCCCGCGAAGGAACATTCGAGACAAGATGCTCCAATCCTGCAGGGCATAAAGCAGAAACGGAGAGAAAGCCACGAACAGGGTCAGGCCGACAGTCATGCACATGGCTGCAGCGACCCGCAAGCCAGGACGATTGGGCAATACGGCCATAATGCCTAGTGTGGCCGCAAAGAGTGCTATGCTGACGAACACCGCCCTAACGAAAGATAGAATCGCGAAATAAATGGCGGTGACTGCGGTCAGGGCCTCGATCGGCTTCGGTCTGAAGCGGCGAACGAGCACCAGCAGAACCATCAGGGAGAATATCCCCGAGGTGGCGATGTTTGGAGTTACGGATATCCGCCATGGCTGGAATGCTACCGCCGTCTGGTTTGGCAGGATGCCCCAGGCGTTGATGTTCAATCCAGCACGCTCTTGTTCCGGCACTGCAAGTTCAACATCGCTGTTGCCTTCGGCGGCCTCGGGTTGGGCTAAATGCTCCATCAACCAAGGGAAATTTCCATAGGGCGGCTGCATGAGGAAGGATGCGCTGCCCGCAAGATAGAAGACCAACGTTAAGGCGAATAGAGTTCTCGCGCTTATCCTTGCTTCAGAGCGGCAGGCCCAACCAGCCACCCAAACGATCAGGAAGATTGGGGGGATGGCGCCAAAGTCGCGTTGGAAGAGGAACCAAACCCCGCTGAGAATGCCGAATGCGGCGATGGGGCGCGCTACCCCAAGCAGGAGGTTCTCCATCGTTTGCCGGACGCGAAGCAACGGCATGAGCAAGGCAGGGCCGACGAGAAGCCAATACGCCAAATCGCCCCGAGAGATCATCCTCTCTTGGCCGACGAAGATTGCGATGCTCAGGGAAATTGCAAGGTAGACCAGAATGTCGCCGCCGCGCCGATACCAGTCCCACAGGGTGGTGGGCGAATATGATAGCGAAGCGGTCTGATCGGTCATGATGCCTCCTGAAGGCGCCAGGATGGTCTCCATCCGGTGGTCCACCTGAGCAATGCAAAACTGCTCAACGTTCCTACGATTATGGAGAGGTGAATGATTTCGACAACGCCTCCGCCGATCATCCATGCGATCAGGCTGTAGACGAAATAGCACGCCGCTACCGACGCTGCTGCGAAATCCTGAGCTTCCAGCCGGTTCTCGATAAAGTGGTAGAGGGCGTTCGTGATCACTGCGGCAACAGCTGCAAACGCCAACATCCCGGCGACCCCGCCGGCAATGATACCTTCCGCCATCACGCCCGCGCTGTTGTTGTGTCCCGTTGCAAGGAGATATTCGGGCTTGTAGCCAGAAAGGTGCGTTGCCATCAAACTGAAATGCGACATGACCCAGGCTTCTGGATCGGATCGCGTGATGCCCGTCAGGGCCGAGTATACGCGGTCACCGAAAACTGCTGGCAGAGTGTTTAGGTAGCTCGGGAGATCTCCGCCACTGCTGTAGATATCCCATATTTTCCAGGCGCCTTCCGCGTTCAGGACAAATGCGCGGTACCCAATGGCAGCCAGAAGCGGGATCTTCACCTGGTCGTCGGGCTTCATAAACCAATAAGAGACGACAATTGCTACTGTCACTGCTCCGCCCAAATAGAGGACAGATCGCAAGCGGCAGTTCCAAAACAGCAGGACTGCCGTGGGGAGCAGCGCCATTATAATCGCGCTCTTGTAACCAAAAGAGATGGATATGACGGCCAAAAGCACTAGGCTTGCGACTGAAAACAGTGACAAGCGGCGTGTGGTCGCCATGCACAATGCGGTCACGCTGAACAGCGCGGGGGCATAGAACTTCAGGATCAAATATCCGAGCGCGCCGCCATTGCCGAGCTCGGCCCGGAATTTGCCAGCTCCCACGCCATCCAGTATCGTATGAATGCCTCCGATCACGAACAGCACGTATCCGGCCATCGGGACGAGAAGCACCGCACAGCGAACAGGGGTTAGATCTAAATCTGCTGAAACTGCGCGGCCTGCTCCAAGCTGGCTCAACAGCTTCGTTCGCTCAAGCCATGCGATAACCGCCAAGAACATTGCGACAAAAGCTATCATGGCTAATGTTGCACCGTTCGGATTGCCGAACTGATTAATTCCTTGCCCCCAGACCCCGAGCTCTAATAGGAACGATCCGACAACTGGAAAGAACAACGCTGCCGCGACTATCAGACGAAAAATCATGTTTCTGCAGTTGCCGCTAGAAGTTTCCACTTAGACAGGTTAGATAGCCCATCTCACCTACAACTTGTGAAAGAACATGTCCACCTCCTGCGCAGACAATACACATGAACGACTTCCGGTGGCGCATGCTTGATCACAAACGAATGACAGAGGCAGAGGTCTCCCGCCTTGTGCGTGATGTTGAGACTCGGAATGGGTTGCTCGGGTTGCGTGTCGACGGAGTTAACCCCTGGCAGTTGGTGCGTTTCGAGGTCTCGTTAGGGCTACAAAACCTTGCTCCTCGGCGTCAAAATGTGGGGAGATCGAGCATTCTGAAGAGCCTGCGAACCGGGGCTTTTCAGGTAGTCAGAGGCATCCGTCCGGCCGCGTATGTCTGCAAAACTTTCGACTCAGCGCTCCGCGTTTTTGATGGCGACAAATACCGAGATATTTATTTCGATGACATTCTCGATCGCATGGATGCGGGCGCGAAAATATCGTCGTCGGACGTACCTGGTTATGATGACATTCGCGCTATGGCTAAGGTTCCGCCGGTGTTTGATGATACATCCATCATCGCCTTGAGTGCGATACTAGGGCGTGTCGCTCCGCGCTATCGTCGCCACCCAGCCTTCGAACGGATCGCCAGTGTACTCCAATCGGAAACGGGTCTCGTAGCATTCCATGCCGCGCGTGTTTCCAGAGTGTTTAATGTCTTCTGGTGGCGAACGCGGCTCTATAAGGCGTTGCTGAAGAGGATTAAACCAAAAGCGGTTCTCGCTGCCGACAGCGGCGCGTTCGCTTTGATGCATGCGTCGGATCAGTTGGGCATCCCATTTGTCGAGGTGCAGCATGGGGTCTGCACTAATATCCACCCCAACATCCTGCCGGACGACATCGCTCCAGACCTGAGGATGGGTTTGCTTGCCCCGTCTACTTTCGCGGTTTACGGCGAACATTCTAAGGCTTCGCTGTCCGGAACGCTCCTCGAAAAAGAGGGTCGTATTGCGTGCGTTGGTGCGTCCTACATCGATAATGCTCGACGTATCAGGGAACGGGAATGGAAGCCAGGTGGCTCACCTGTCCTCACAATTACCGCGCAGGGCGTTGCGATGGAAGAGCTGGGGGAATTTCTTGCCGGCTTCCTTCAAAAATGTGGCCCTGACGTAAAGTTGAACCTCAAGATGCATCCTGCCTACAATGGAGATGAAAGCTTCTATCGGGAAAAATTCGGTGACGACCGACGCATCAACATTGTCTCTGGCCAGTCGGAAGTTGGGACCCACCAGTTGATCGCACTCTCTGACATGCATCTGAGCATCTCCTCGACGTGTCACTACGAGTCCCTCGGCATTGGGACACCCACAGGCATTCTAGCGCTGGAAACACATGAATCTGTGATTGACGTCCTAGGCAGCGAAGGCGTCGTGCTGGTGCGATCCCCGGAAGCTCTCGCCACCCTTGTTCAGGCGCGCCAGTTTCCGGCTGTTCCTGATGGCGTGAGTGGGCACTTCTTCGAAGAAGGCTTTGCCGACAACCTGGCATCCCTCATCCCGAGGTGATCCGCCGCCCCAAATTACGGCACGGCATCTCGATGAACCGGTGTAGAAGATTAGCTGCGATTAGAGAGACCACAATTGTCGCGACTATCCTGACTGTTGAGGTCGGGACACCGTGATCGCGAATAAAAATGAACACGAGCGGGTGAAGTAGGTAGATCGAATAGGAGAGGTCTCCTAACTTCTTTGCGACTTGGCGCAAGCGACCCGTTGGCTCTTCAATAAACGCCGCGGCGCCGACGAGGCCAATTGTTGATGCCGCCAGAATAAGGCCTCGCCATCCTCGCAGAAGATCCAATGGCTCAGAAGCCGGGATCACAACGAAAGGGACGAGGCAGTATAATGCTAGCTTCGGCATGACGGGCGCACCCTTCATGTACGGTCGTGCTCTATAAAGCTCTGCAAAAAACATGCCCATCACGAAATATCCAGCGAAGGATACTGGTTGGGTATATCGCACCCATCCTTCTCCTGTGCTGTTCAGGCCGGCGAGGACGTAATTCACGAAGATTATCTGGGCTACCAGTGCCACTGCCGCAATTGCAGTTATTCGCCGAACAGATTGCGCAGCCAACATTAGGGCCAACGGGAAGAAGACATAAAAGACTATCTCCACACCGATAGACCATCCCCCAACTAGAATAGATGTGTCGCCGGGGTTCATAAAACCCAACCCCAGTGAGAAGTTTGCCAGAAGCAGGAGCGGCCACCGGTCAGGGAGTCCGTTTTGAAGCAAGTAAAAAAATAGCGCTGTATAAAACAAAGGCGCGATCCGGGCATACCGGCGAATTGCGAACTTGCACAATTGAGCGGAATTACCGAGCTTGCCAGTATAGGCAATGTGCAGTGAAAACCCGCTGATAACGAAAAAACCGTAGACCGCATAGAACCCTATACGCTCGATGTCTGCGATGCCTTCCCAGTAGAGTAGATGGTAGATCATTACGGCGCACGCCATAAGCCCGCGAGCAAAGTCGACTGTTGTCACCCGGGCATCGATCTTCATATCTGCTCCATTTGTCGGATTTGCAGACGCCATTAGCAAATAGACGCTCACCGCACCACTGGCGCGCATCGGCGTGCCTTTCTTTCAACATCGGAGACATCACCAATGAATCGTGCGCATTTTTATGCGGGCGTTCGCTCGTCGTTGTTCGGCGGGTCGCTCTCGCAGTCGCAAGTCAATGGCATGGAGGCAGTGCTGGACGAGGCCGGAAAGGCTTTCATCGATCCTCGCTGGCTGGCTTACATGCTGGCAACGGCCTTCCACGAAACCGGGCAGACCATGCAGCCGATCCACGAGCGTGGCGGCACGGATTATTTCTTCCGCATGTACGACCCGAAAGGCCAGAGGCCGAAGGTGGCCGCCGATCTCGGCAACACTCAGACCGGCGATGGCGTCAGGTTTGCGGGCAGGGGTCTCGTCCAGCTGACAGGCCGGCGAAACTACACCACCTTCAGCAAGCTCGTCGGCGTCGACTTGGTCGTTAATCCAGACGCGGCGATGCAGGATGACGTTGCCGTCCGGATCATGTTCGAAGGCATGGCGCGCGGGCTCTTCACCGGCAAGAAGCTGGGGGATTACTTCACGCCGAAAAGCTCGGACTGGGTGAACGCCCGCAAAATTATCAACGGCCTCGATCGCGCCAACGATATCGCCGGCTATGCCAAGCGCTTCTATGACGCCCTGCAGGATGCGGCCTGATGCCGAAGCCGAGAGAGGCGAAGCGCAGCGGCGAGCCTGGCTGGCAATGGCGGCGTGCGGTCATCTTCCCATTGATCGTCTTCGCCTGCTGGCGGCTGATGGTCATGGAGAACGCGCCTGACACCGTCGTCAACCAGACGATCGCGTGGGGCTGGATCGTTCTCATTATCTCGCTGGCGTTTTTCTATACCGGTTTTGCGACGGCCCAGGATATTGCCGCGATCCTCGCGACCCGCACGGGGCTTCCGTATGCCTCGCCGCCGGTAGCGGTAGACGGCGAGCCGCTTGTCGAGCCCTACGATCCGCCGTCTCGTCCCTTCAACACCAATGACACCGGGAGCCGCTGATGCTTGCAATCCTTGGCGCTATCGCGCGTCTCATCGGTATCGGCGGCGTCCTCGTCATCGGACTGCTTCTTTATGAGGAAGGCATTCCCGGAGCTTCCCGGATCCCCTTCCTGCCGAACATCCCGATAATCGGCGATCTCGCCGCCGGCCGCGTCCACACCTATGCGGCCCAGCAAGTGAAGCTGGCGACAGCCGATATGGTGACGACGTTCGAACGGGACGCGCTTTCGGCTCAGTTAGCCGCGACAGAGCGCATGTTGTCTGAGGCGAACCGAGCAGCCGCCAACGCCAGAACGCGTGCTGACGAAACGCTGCGGGCGAAACAGGCGGCAGACGCTCGATTAGAGACGCTGGAAGCCGAGGCGAAGCTGAACGACAAGCTCTCCCGGCCGAACGAGGAGGACCGCAGATGGATAGGCGCGCACTGATTCTCTTGCCTGTCGCTCTCCTGTTGATGAGCGCCAAGGGCTGTCAGACGCTCGAACAGCGCGCGGAGAAGGCGGCTGAGGTCAAAGGGCAGGCTATGGCTGCCAGGCCGCGTCTCGTGCTTCCTGATGCCTGCACGATGCACATGGAGCGGGTGAAGCTCAGAAACGAGCCGTGGGTGGTGTTCCGCCAGCGCTGGGAAATTGCCGCAGACAATCGCGACCGGCTGGCTGACGACTGCAAGGCATACGAGGACGATTACAATTCGGGGGTCAGCACCAAGCGGTGAAGGCATGGCGGCGGGACAGGTGGCATAGCATGGAACAAGTGGGCAGCGAGCTCGGCACATATCTCATCTCTCAGGGGCCGATCGGTGTCCTCGCCCTCATCATGACCGGCCTCTACATCTACGAGCGCCGGGGGCGGTCGAAGGACCGCGAAGAGTTCGACGAGCAACTCAAGGAAGCGCAGGCGGCCAATGTCGAGACGCTCAAGACAATCCTCCCTCTGGTTCAGAAGCTGACGCAAACAATGGATACGGTTCTTCCGCTGCTGATGCGCAACATCGACAGGAGGATGGGATGACGCTGCCCGCCTGGTTGAGCAGAAGGCCGAAGGACGATCAGATCAAGCAGATCGAACAAGAGCATCGAGAGCTACGGGCGGAATTGGCGCAAGCCACCATCACGTTCGAACGCAGGCGGCACAGAGTGCAAGAGATTGCAGAGCAGGCCATAAAAAGCATGAGAGAAGGGCAGGGCAGATGAGGCGGTTCAAAAAGAGCCTTGCGGCGTGGGGTGTCTTGGGTGCTGTTTTATCGTTCTGGGGTCTCTACAGCTTACTCGAGCCCGATCAGCTTACGAAGGTCTCCTATAGCCTTGCATTGGGAGCGGTCTTCGCGGTCCTGGTCCGTTATACCAGAGACGCCTTCTATGCGCTCCGAGACGGTCGGCAGGGCTACCACTTCCTGATCGTCGGCGTTTACATGACCTTCGTCATTCTGTTCGGCCAGAGGATCTGGGCTATCGCGCTCGACATCTACGGTCGGCCTGACGACATGGTAAACTCGCCGGTCTCGCCATTCATCTCCTGGATGCTGATGATCTCGGCTGCGCTGGTCTCCATGGCGCCCGACGTCGACAATGGCCGGGTGGCGAATGCGAGCCTGCTGCGGTTCGGTATCGCGCTCTTTATCGCCGGCCTGATCTCGGGGATCAGCATCACGACATTTCTGACCTAGCCGAACATTCCCGCGATCAGTTTCCCCAGCCCATATAAGCCGTACCCCACCAGCAGAGCCACCATGATCCAGAAGTGCGGCTCGTAACGGCGAAACATCCTCTCCCCCTCCGATTCGTTTAAAGCGGCCGCAAAAGCCGCAGGCCGTTGGTGCCCTTTACGATCTCGACGACTTTATCGCGCACCAGCTGTTCGATGGCTCCCGCCACCTCGTCCTGATCGAAGCCCTTCTCGATGAGGGGCACCCCGATCGCGTACATGCTGAACTCCTCGCCGACCTGCTTGCCTAGCTCTCTGATTAGATCAGCGACGGCGTTCCTGACTTCCTCGTGACGTTCCACAGCCTAGCGCCTCGATCCGTTAATCCTGTCGCTCTGTATCCTGGTGCAGGCGATCATCACGACCATCCCCAGCGCCTGGCCGAACTCTTCCGTTCCCGGCCCTCCCTGCGATGTCCTTCGTATGGGCTCTCCCGTTATAGAATTCAGCATTCCCCCGCCGCCTGATGTGCGGTAGGCGGCGATCTCCCATGCATCGTCGATGAGCCGCCAGTGCACCACTATGTTGTTGAGCAGGGGGATTTCGTTCAAGGGGGTCATGACGCGCGGCCTCGGTCGAGGGTAGAGAACAGCCCAAGAACGCTTAGACAATGACAGGAAAAAACTAACGATCCTGTGCGCGACGGGTCAGCCTTTTAGACAATTTGATGCAGGCTTTTCAATAACCAAGAGGCGACTGCAAATCCTTGTACCCCGGTTCAATTCCGGGCGAGGCCTCCAAAAATTCCACCGACATAGAAATCGATCCGCCTCGGAAATGAGGCGCGGCACCAATTCAGCAGTCTCGCGTCACCAGATGCC